ATTCGATTGCCCTATCCATCACTTGCACCAGCACGTCTTTTCCAGCGCGTATATCGTCGGCGTATTCTTTGATAGCCTTTGCAAGTGCCTTCTCCGAGTAAAGCCCTTGGCGTACATAATCTTTCGCCGTTCCCGTAGCAAAAAACGCCACCTTGTCAACGTCGGCAAGGTCTTGACCGTCTTTCATTGCCTTAACCGCGTCGTAGTCTGCCGCGCCGTTATCGTAAAGCTCGGCTAACACTCTTTCCGTTGCGTCCTCCGATTTCCGCATTTGGGCGATTTCGTCGCTCTTTTGCTTTGCTTTATCGGTTGCTTTATCCGTCTTTCCTTTTTTCGGCTCGGTTTTCTTCTTCGTTGCCTTTTTCGTGGGTTTAGCGGTGGTTTCTTGCGCCGTTTCAGTTTCCGTAGGCGTACTTTCCGTTGTGGTGGTTTTCGGCTTATTTTGAGCCGTTTTTTGCGTTTTCTTCTTCGCGGTCTGCGCGGTCGGCTTATTCTTGGCTTTGGTGGTGGTTGCGGTTGCTTGCGCTGTCGTGGTCGTTGCGGCGGCGGTAGTTTCCACGCCGTTCAAAGCGTCGATCACTTTCAAAATCTCGGCTTTCGTCATTGCCTTGGAAATATTCCCGTCGAGGTACAAGTACAAATTATCGCCCTTTTTCGTTATAGCAAAAACTTTGCCGTCCGTACTCTTATAAACGCTCGTTCCCTCGACGATATTTGCGCCTTTATCAAACGTGCCAATATCCGCGTTTGTATTTTGCGCGTTTGCAACCGCTTTCACGCTTGCCGCGTGAGCCGTCATACCGTCCTTGTAATTATCCAACACCTTTTTATCGGTGGTTTTAATCTTCTCGATAAAATCCTCGTAGGTAATGGAATCTATATCCACGCCGAACATTTCATTAAGGGCGCGTTTCTTTTCCATACTTCCGTCTTTTTGCAAGGTGCGGAAATCCGCTTGCATAATGCCATCGGTCCGCTTGCTGGAAACAAGATCATAAACGGAATCGGCAGAAAGCATAAGCTCACCCAACGCGTCCGCAACCGCAAACTGCGTTACCAAACCATCATTGGCAAGCAACGCCTCCCCGTTTTCAAAATGGAAAGCCTCGCCCGTTGACGCGTCGATTATTTTTCTCGAATTGATATATTGAGCAAAATTATCCGCGTCGGCAATAATCTTTTCCTTGCTACGTTGGATAGACGGCTCGTATGTCAATACGACGTTTGCCCTTTCCATCTGCGCCAATGCTTTCTTTTGGGCGATTGTAAGAGTTCCCGTTCCATTGCCTTTGGTGTCGTATTCGTTTACAAGCTGGGCAATATATTGGTACGCCTCTTTGCCCGTGGCGTGTTCCGTTTCGTAGTCCGCAAATCTACGCGCCGTATTTACAATCGCATTGGTATAATCGGTGTTTTGCGATATGGTGTTCCCACGCTTGATGGATTTTACCGTGCTTATACCCGTACCAAAACCGCCCATAAGCGCGCCCGATAAACCACCAACCAAACCAGCATAGCCGATTTGTTGGATTGTGGCATTTTCCGCGTTAGGATCAACTTGCGTCCACCGTTGATAATACGGCGTGATAAACTCGGATATTGCCTCTTCGATAAACTCGCCTTTGAAATCACTCCACAATCCTTTTACAACACTTTTTTGTGCGACGGTCTTTGCGGTCTGCTTTCCTAAAAGTTTCGTGGCATATTTACTGCCTACACCCGAAAACTTTTCAAGTGCCATTTCAGTACCGCCCACCAACGCGCCGTAGCCGTATTCCTTAAAGCCAAGTTCGCCCGTTTTTGCGTATGCCTCACTCGTAGCATTACCAGCCGCACCCAAACCCATAATGCCCGCGGCAAAAGTGCCAGCGTAAGGCGCGGCTGCACCGCCCGTAAAGTATGTAATGGCGGCGGCACCAGCAATCCCCACCAAGGTATTACCAATACCGCTCACTACGTCGCCCGCCGTTTTCCAACCCTTTGAGGGGTTGTACCACTCGTCAAGCTGTTGGTTCATATCGCCCGCAATGTTGTTGGCGAATTGTTCCTCTGCCCACTCGTCTGCGCCAAGCAAATCCGCAAGCCCACCTACGCCATAGTCCCAAATGCCCTCCAAGATGGAAAATGCACCCGTTCCTACTTTACCCAAAACATAGCCAATACCACCAAGAACGCCGCCTTTGTTATAGTCGGTGTCAACTTGGGTATCAACCCCTTGATTTGTAATTGGCGTGTAATCCAAAAAGGACGCCGCGCCTCTATTCGTTTTCTTTTGTTGTGCTTGCGCTAAAAAATGCGCGCCCGTTAATGCCATAGTAATTTACCTCACTTTGCCTCTACATAGCCCGTTTTCCATTTCCCACGATATTTATATCCGTCGGGGAAATACATAAGAGCCTTAACGTCGTCTTTTGGCTCGTCGTTGTAATCGTATTCAACAAAAACGCCGTCGCCAATATATACATAGATACCGCAATCGTCCCAAACTTTCCCGTAGTTAGCCGCTATAAGCTGTCCCTCTTTTATCTTGCCATCTTTCACGGCTTGCTCAATGGCTTTAATGTACTTGCCTTGACCACTACCACTATCGTTAATATCCGAGAAATCACCCCAATTAGACGCTTTATAACTCTTGCTATAAATATCTACTGTTTTACTTTCTACCAAATCGGAATCCACTAACTCTTTTGCAATATCGGTGGCGTATGTACGCTTAAATACGGAATTGATTGCATTTTTCGTTTCTTCGCTCGTCCAAGAGTTCCCCACGCACAAATTCAAAGCGTTCTTTGCGTCGTCATAGGAAAGTGTAGCACCATCATATTTGAAGAACGATTCACTACTTTCAGTAATGGATTTATTCCACTCGTTTTTAAGGTCGTTATATTGCGTTTCGTCAAGTAAGCCATCATTATACGCCGTGTCAATATCGGAGGTATTGATGGCTTGATCGCCCGTAATCGCGCTCTTCCAAGCGTTGTAGTGGTATCTTTGGTTGTATGTCTTGGCTTGTGCTATATCCTCTTCGGACATACCCAACCCCGCCAAGCTGTTAATATATTCCGCGGACATACCGCCGTTACTTTCAATTAAGCCAAGCACGTCCGTAAGTAACCCCGCGCTATACGTTGCCTTTTCTTCTTCCTCTGCGACTGCCGCGTCTTGTTCGGCTTTTTCTTCCTCTTCGGTTTTCTTGGTCTGGGTGGAAGTGTAAAGGTCGGTAATCGTCTTGATTTCTTCTTCGGATAACCCTGCTTTTTCGGCTATAGCTTTGATTCCCTCTTCCGTGTAGCTTGTATCGGGGTTTTGCGCCTCCGTCAAAAGCCCATTATAAATGCTGTCCTTGTATTCTTTTTTCTCTTCGTTATAGGCGATAAGGCTACCGTCCAAATTAGAGATATTCTCGGAATACGTTGCGTTTGCGTCCGCTTTAAGAGCCATTTCGGTTGCGCTTGCGTCTTGGATTTCCCCACGTTTTTGCGCGTATGCTTGCGCGTTAAGGTAATCACTATAACCGCCGCCCGTCAAGCCCATTTTAGCCATAGTTTCTGCGTTCACACCGTAGGTAGATTTATTCAACATATACCCCGCTTGCGCGTCAGCCGCCGCCCGTTCCGCATAAACTTCCGCGTCCTTATGCGCTTGCAAGCGGTTTTGTTCTTCGATTTTCTTTTGTTCTTCGATCCACTCGGCGTAGGTCATAGCGGTTTCTTTATCGTCGGTAACGTCGTCTTTTTCGTCGGTGGGTTCTGTGGGTGTGGGGGTTACGCCCTCCACATTGTCGCCATAGGACGTGCCGCTACCGCTTGTACCGCTACTGCCCGTACTGCCTACATTGACCGTTGCGGAGAGTTTTTCGCCCGTTCCCTTAAAGCCGTTGTTGTCAAAAGTAACGTCGTCCGCGTTGGGTTGATATGTGATAACGCCCTCGTCGTCCACTGGGCTTTTACTTCCACCACTCGTAAAACCGCCAGCAACTGTGCCTACTACGCTACTATCAAAATAACCGCTCATATCGACGGGCTTAACCGTTGGAATACCCGTTAATCCAGAGTTCAAAGACGGGGTGGTGGGATTGCTACCAATCAACATATCGCCGTACAATCCCCCCGTAGAATTATTGCCTACCCCAATCGTGGGTGTGAGCGTGGGTTGTACCGCAATAGGCGTTGTCGGCTCGTTAGGGTTAATGTGCGTCAAGTTCTCGACATACGTTGTACCGCTATTGTCCGTTCCACCGATCGTGGGAATTGTAGGGCTTAACGTCGGGCTTAACGGGATAGACGGGGTTTTATTATTCCCCGTCGTGGTTACAAACGAGCCATATAAGCCGTTTGTATTGTTTTTGGTAGAATTAGGCAATTTTATATTTTGATTGATTAAAGCCATTATTGTTTACCTCCATTGTTCATACCGTCGCGGTAAGAAATATACCCCTCTGCCATCTTCGCTTTATCTTCCGCTTGTAATTTCTGCGCCAACAATTCTTGGTTTTGGGCTTTTTGCGCGGCGAGTTGCTGTTCCAATGCTTGGCGTTGTGCCTCGATTATACCGCGTATGCGTTCCACCATATCCCTTGCGTCGGGGTAATGGTGTTTTTCCATTTGTTGCCAGAAAATCAACAAGGTTTCAAGCTCTTGGGGATTGCCATAACAACCGTTTTGGAAATTCAAGCGGTTTTCTGCCCATATCGTTTCCCTCGATTGTTCCACGTCCCCCGTTGTATCTGTGCCAAACAAATAATCGGTGTTGTAGTAATATTCCCCCGTTGACGCGTCATATTCGATAAAATCATAACGGTTGAACGTCGCATTTTGCAATTTGCCTTGTGCGTCGGTGTACGCACACACTCTCGGCTCGTCCGCATAGGCAAGGAAATATTGGAAAATTACCTCGTCAATATCCGCATACGCGGCGTTTTTCATTTTGCGTTTACTGTCAAGCCGTCCAGCCGCTTGATTTACCTGTATTTGCTTTGCTTTTCCGCTTGTCGCGGTTGTATCTGCTTGCCCTTGGTAACTGTCGGTAATGCCCAAAATACGCTTTGCTTGATTGTATAAACGCTCGCTTTGCGCTACGTCTTGCTCAATACTTACTTGCAAATCAATCCGTCCAAAGAGCTTGTAATTGTTCATATCAACCTTAATAACGTTTTCATACAAACCGTTGTCGTACTGCCCAGCCTCATCACTCGGCGCGGTTGGATATACGCCCGCCTTGATAAGTTTTTCAAGAATACGGCTCTCGATCTTATTGATGGCTTGTTGTTGCGGTCGTACAAATTCACAATCCGATTGCCCAAACAAACTATCCTCTTGCGAGGTGTTTTTACGGATAATAATGGGGAATTTCGTAGGACGGAAATACGGTAGTCTTGTCCGTTCCATCTTGGGAACGGGTACTTGCACCGTCAAGGGTACGCGAATACCGTTGATTTCGTCCATTGCCACGCTACCGTCGTCCAAATACGCTTGCTGGGTTTGTTCTTCCATTACCACTTGCCCGTTCTTTACTACGGGGGAGTTTGCGTGAATCACGGTGCCGTCCGTCAAAACAATGTCGTGATCGAGTTCTTCGTACTCGTCGTCTTGCATTTCGTAATCGGGGTTATCACAGTTGCAAAGTTCTTTTCGCTTTCCGCAATTTTTACAGATATATTTTTTACGGGAATAGTAATCCTCAATGTCGGATAATTCCTTATCCCCCGACCAAATGTATTGGCAAATTCTGTCTTGCTCGTCTTTGTAATAGCATACAATTACGGTTGCGGTTTCTTCGTTTTGGCTACCCGTTTCACTCTCGGTTTCTTCCGTGTCCTCGTATTCAACACCGTACTTGCGTACCAAATCCTCGCGTGTCGTTTCAAAGGCGATAAAGCAATATTCCATATCGTCTATATCGTAGATATACGGTTGCCCTACGAAATGCGACGGACTCCAAACGGAAATCTTAATATCGCCTACCGTGTTATGCGTCCTAATGGAATTATCCCACTCGACAAGCCAAACACTCCCACCGTAAACGGGCGAATACCTTTCGTCTATGTCGTTCATACGCTCGAACGGTAATTTATTTCGCTTGTTTTTAAGCAATTTTTCCACGCTTTTTGCGTTTCGTTCTTTCCGCTCGGAATAACTTTCGGGAATTACCGCCGTAGTGGGTAGATAGCTTGAAAATTGGCTTTCTATCAGCTCATAGGTAATATTTCTCCCCGTCTTGGCGGGCGTTGCACTATTGTCGATTTCTAAATCGCCCTTGTACTGTTTTTTCCACGTTTCAAACCTTTCTAACTCCGTATCCATTTCGCTTTTGGCGGTGTCGTAAAGGTCTTTGAAAAAATCTAATTTGTTCTCTCTGTCTATCCGCATTATAACGGTTTACCTCCCTTGCGTTTTATTATTCTATCGCGTTCCTCTTGGGTGCGCGCATTTTTATAATCTTCCAGCTCGTCCTTTCTATAAGGCACACGCTTTTCTGCCACTGCGGGCGCGGGATTTACCCAATAAATTGCAAAATAGCGCAATGCGTCTGGGCTATGCGTTATTTCGTGTGGCTCGGTGGCGCAATCCGTTGGTTTCTTCTCGTCGCGTTGTAATTCGGGTAAATACTTAATGAGCCACTTGCAATTTGTAAAGATATGCAAGCGCGGCGCGCCGTTCGCATCAACCTTTAACAGCTCTTTGATGGCAAGCCAGCCCGATTCCCTATCGTTGTTTGATTTTGTCAAATCCAACCCCGCCTCGTAAAACAACACCGCTTTGCTTTTCCCCGTTTCTTGGCTACGTCCC